CTATTAAGCTCTAAATGGGCGTCAAGAGGGTCAGGGTCAGGTAGGAAACTAGGCTCTCCTGCCGGTACTACGGGAGGTGTGGCATAAGCCCCTACTTCTGCTGGTGGTATGCCAGAGGCTGAATAACCATAGGACTGTTGCGGGAAGTTATAAGGGGCATAGGGTGAGTACGCTTGGCCTTGATAGCCGCCGTATGTACCGCCGCCGAACGTACCGCCGCCACCGCCGCCTATGCCAAGATAGTTGGCGATCTCTTGCTGCCGCCGCGCCAATTCGTTCTGGGCGCGTTCATTTATGATGTCGTTTATCTGCTTCAGTTCACCGGGTGTGTATCCAAGCAGCGCCCCTGGCTCCCGGTAGATCTCACCAGTCCTGTGATCCCGAATCCACTGACTTCGGCGCGTCATATCGCTTGGACGCCCCTCGTCAAGATTTCTGCCGAATCTCTCGATTGCGTCGTCCGAAAGCGGAACAAAGCTAGTGGGGTCGGGAATGTACTGGTCTATGCCGAACTCTCGGTGCCAATCCATACCCGATACAGGTGTCAGCAGATGCTGGTTAGCCTGCATTGTTGCTGCGTCGTCTGTCCATTCATAAACTGCCCCGCCGGGATGGAACTGGATGTAACCTGGCATCGGTGACGTCCAAAGGTTGGGGTCAGCACTGGGGTCAACCGGACCCGTGGGACCGCCGCCGGTGTTATTAGGTTTCAATACTACAGTGTCAGGAAGATTAAACCCTGTTAGAAAACTAATTGGTTCTCGGCCCTTGGGTGGTAAAGCAAACCCAGGTACTTTCGTAGGATCGTATGGAGCAGAGGTGCTAGGATCACTTCGTTGATCCTGCAAATGGTCGAGGTAGGATTGCCGTCCCCTGCCGGGCAAGCGAAGATTCGGGTCCTCTGGCAGACTCTGTCCTTGCCCACCGCCCTGTCCACCTAATACCGCGCCCTGGTTATTGAAAGGTCCGGCTGGTGTACGTATCACGCCACCTTGGTTAAAGTCCGTATTGAAAGATCCTCCACCTAAGGCGGCCGCCAGCGCAGCTTTAATATCGTCGCCCGTGGGGCCGGGAATAGGTACAGGGGGAATAGGGTGCCAACCCATGTCTGCTTGTAGCTTACCGTAATCTTTTCCTAGTGCTGCTTCTCGCTCTAGAAACTGAAGTTGCCAGTCTTTTAGTGCCATTTTCTCTTCTCCTAGCTCGGTGGACGGCCGTAGGCGGCGCGTCTATTCTGGTACTGCTCCAATTCTGGTAGTTCTGGGACTACGTCCTCTGGGGACATACTCATCTGCGTCGGCATCACTTCCGGCGATACGCCGGGTGGTTCACCGCCGTTCTGCGGTAATGGTTGTGGCCCTTGCTCGGCTGCTGCCATCATCTGGGGTAGTTGCCCGCCTTGCCCCATCATCTCTTGGAGCCTCTGCTTCACCATCACGTCCACCAGTTGTTGGATCTGTTCTGGGGACATACTCGGCATGTTCTCAGGGTTAGTCCGTTTCTCGGCTAATTTTACCACTTCCTTATTTTCCGTGAGCCATTCCTGCTCCGCTGCTTGGACACTGGTCTGCGCGATCTCTTTAGACTGGGCCGGAAGCAGTTGTTCTCTAATCCTCTGATTAATCAGGTCAGGATGCTCGAACTCCAACATCTCCAGGATGCTCTGGTCATCCACCAGCGGTTTACCGTCCACGCCTGGGGCGCGGTATGCCTGCGCTAGTTGCGCCTTCACCATCCTGTCCTGCGGTAATTCAGGCGTAATGGTAACGGCAACGTGGTTACGTCCGTCCACGTCGTCGGGCTTAATGTCGATCAGCATGGACTTACGCGAATTTGCGCCATAGACCTTGGCCGCGTCCCCTGCGGGAACCATGAGGTTTACACCTTCCATCAGGCCAAACTTCTCAATCAGTTGCAATTTATGTGAGAAGTCCCATCCCATCGCTAGTTCGAGGTTAGTCTTCTTGTCGTGGATCTTGTCCAGTATCTGTGATAAGACCTGCGAAACGGCAAAACCGGACTGCAAACTGCTCGGTTCCGCGCCCCAGGCTATCTCAGGAATACCGCCTAGTTGCTCGTCTGCCTTGAGCCAGCCCATCAACTGAGCAAGCACTGCGGCGTTGGGTGATGGCTGAATGACCGTCACCTTCGCATCTGGGGGTATATGGGTTTCAACTCCAGGCATACCAGAGTCGAGAATAACGGCCTGGCCTGTGGCAGACTGCACCAACACCTTGGGCCAATAAAATAGGTCTACGCCTGTAGCCAGCTTGGAGGCTGCGGCGTACTGTTGTTTGAGACTGTCCATGATCGGCCCAAGCACAGAATTGTATGCCCAGCGCATATCCGCTAAGGGCGTATCCATGCAGTGTGCCTCGCAAATGGGAACGAAGCCGTAGTCGTGGCGGTTCACCCAGACGAGCTGCTCATCCACAAGCAGAGCGTGCCATTCCTTGTCCCAGTATTCGACGACCGGCACTTTTTCGTTCTCGTCGTCGGGTAATTCGGGCATCTTACGCTTCTTACTGCCCGACAGTTCGCTTAATTCCGAGCTAATGTCCCAGACATAACGCTTATATTCCTTCGTGTACCAGCCCACTCCGTTCTCGCCCCACACGCTGAATACCATGTTCGGGTCCGTAACGATGGTGCGGATGGGCATGGAATCGCTCCCCAGACGGTTCACGTCAAAGCGGGTTTCGATCACTCCCCTGCCTCTGAGCAGATACCAATAGACGAACTTGCGCCACGGGTTCTGTTTTGTCTCCATCATGTACTGGCGCTGGTAACCGAGTAGCCAGTTCTCCAGCTTCGTACACGCCTTTTGTTCCTGTTCTCCAGTGCTGCGCGGTATCACCTGCACCTTGGTCGTGGCACGTACATTCAGCAGGGTAAGGAACTTCTCCAGTATCGCCCTTGCTCTGGCCGGTTTTAGCTGGGTTGCCCTGCCACCTGCCGTAGTCTGGTCAGCCGCATCACGCGGAACACTCCATTTAGCGGTAAATAACTCCTCTACTTCTTCGGAGAAGTCTATAGCTTCGTGGTATAGGTCACGCGCAAAATGGTGCTGATCTAGCACCCACTTGGCGTCACTTGGTTTATCTTTTCTTGCGGGCATATTACCTACCCAAAGTTAGCTAATAGATTAGCGAGATCGTGGTAATAACTACCGGCTACGGTATTGGGGTCGCGCTCGGTCCACTGGTCCAGCAATTGCTGTAAGGCGCCGACCAGACCACCCTGCGGCTGCTGCTGCTGCATTAATTGCTCCATGAGCCACGGCGGGGGCGCCCCTCCGGGTGGGGGCATTGGGCCTCCAGGAGGTCCTCCGGGACCCATCGGTGTAGGAGGCATCGGGCCTCCATTGGGCATGTATGCCATAGTATGCTCCTATAGCCCGTAGGCCATTTCTATTCGCCTGCCGACTGTGTGTCCGACTGGCTTAACTGCGTCGCGTTCTTGTGTGCTTTGCTGAGTAAGCAAATGGTCAGACGCACGCCATGCCCAGTATACCGCATCTAGCGTGTCATCGTGCGCCGCTTTATCCCCAAAACGGAGCCATTCGTCCTTAAACGTCTTTAAAAAGGTGGTCTGGGCATCACTCACCTTCACTCTGCCGAACTGGAAGTCGGGTAACATCTGGTTTATGCGTTCCGCTTTCCCCTTGATAGCCTTCCTTCCCAGGAGCGGTAAACGCAGTCCATTCTCGCGCATACGCCGCATCAATGCCTGATAGAACACCTCTCCCCCCGCATTAGTTTCGAGCAAAATGCGCTGGGGCTTATCGTAGGCCGCCATCGTGAACAGGGCATTCTCGGCCTCGGCCTGGTTCACTCGCCCGACGAAACCGTCCTCCACGACCAGAACGGGCCGGGTATCTACTATCTTAGCGATCGCGAAGTTGTCCCCTTTCCGAATCCGGGTTCCCACCATCGACTGCTGGGTTATGGCGAAGTCCACCCCGTAAAAGCGGGCAAAATCCTGCTTGATCCATATCTGCGGGAAGTCCGTCAAATACTCCGCTTTGAGGACGTTACCCCTGGTGGCGTTGGCATTGGCGAGGTACACAAGCTGGAAGTCCACTTCACCGACTTCTGCCCTGCGCCGCTCCAGCCGTTCCAACGGCCATTGTTCCGGCCAGTAACTCTCGTTGTCCTCTATGGCCGGATGCACGAATACCTGGTACATCTTCTCGCCTTCCCACTCCACTGAATCGAGGTATCCCACGATGTCCTTCGGGTTCCAGCGCGTCTGCACTATCACCGCATGGGCATCCTCCATACAGCGCGGGAGGAACGTATCCTTCACGAAATCGACCGTCTGAACACAGACAGTCTCACTATTCTTACTCTCCCGGTCGTGCAGGTCATCCCCGATGGCTATGCCTGTCACGCGCCTTCCGTTCACACTACTACTGCCGACACCGCCTGAAGCGAGGGTCGGGTCCTTCTTAGCAGCCGTCAGGAGCGCCCAATCGCCTTCCGATACTGAGGTATCCTTGACCTCGTAGCCGTCGCGGGACCAGCCGCGGTCCTTAGCCGGGACCACGTTGGGGAACACCATTTTAAATTTTTCATTAAATTCGATCACATCCGCAACACGGCGGGCGATATTATTGGCGAGGTTCTCTCCGGCACTGCAAATAAGGTTAGTGGTCCAGGGTTTCTTCCCGATCCACCATGACAGCAGTATGATCGAAATGACTGTGGTCTTGGCGCTCTCTGGCGGTGCCACAATGACGACACGGCGGTTATCCAGTACCTCTTTTAGCCATTTCTTGTGCGCTCCGGCGGGATCTACCCCAAAAACGAGCTGGGCATAACGACAAACGCTCTCCACGGTGTCTCCCCGCGCAGAGGCCGCCATCAATTGTTCGATTTGTTCTTCTGTACTTAAAGAGGCTAAGTAGTCGAGGCCATTGTCCATCGCTAATTCATACTAATAGAACTTAAACGCAGGCTCTCACATTTCTTTATGTGTTCCATGCCCGCAAATAACTCTTCACCCGGTAATGCCGTGAATGGAGGCCAATATAACAGGACGAACCCCAACGGCAATTCATCCTGTTCGCCTTCGTCCATTATCACGAAGTCCTCGGTATCTTTGTTCTGCGCTATGTAGTAAAGCACCTAGGTTTCACGTGAAACTTCTTTAGTGAGTACCTGCGTCAACAGGATCTCAGCCTCACGCGCATCTATCTGCACAAGTACGTTATTACCACCTGAATCGGCCTGCTGCTGGGTTCGGGGCAACATATCTGCCGCCTGTCCCACAAGCCGTGCGGCCTGGGTAGAACCCCGCTTCTCAGGGTCTGCCGCCAATGACGCCTGATTACGCATTACCTCGCGCCACGCTTCTTCCGGCGTCTCTTTCTGCAAAGCATCAACAAGCCCCGCAGTAGCAGCATCCCTAGCACGGTCCCACCTGTTCTTGTTAGCCAGTGTACCAGTACCTTCAGGCCCACTGGTGTACGGAGGACGTAGGTTAGCAAGACTGTTTGGGTGCATGTAAGCATTATAGCATACCGATGTGAGAAGGTAAAAACTACCCCACATAAGCATAGTAAGGCGTTAGAAAGCTTCTAACAATTTGTTAGAAAGCTTCTAACAATCAAGACTCTAGCTTCTCTCTAGCTTCTCTACGAAATCTCTACGAAACTTCCTGAAACTTCCTGAAACTTCCCGAAATATCGGGGTTGCAGGGGCTAGGAAGCAGAAAATAGGGGGACTTGGTTAGAGAAAATGCTGCAATTTTGTTGAGGCACTACGCGGGGGAGAAGAGGACAGAGATCGGTGGTGGTGGGGGGTGGGCGTCCAACTACAAACAGTGGATGGCGCTATGCGCCTACGATTGGCAGCACACCCCAG